TTGGTAAAGCTGGTAAATATATCACAGTATGTGAAGGTGAGATAGATGCAATGTCAGCTTATGAATTGCTTGGTAGTAAGTGGCCTGTAGTCTCTATTAAAAATGGAGCAGCATCAGCACTTCAGAATTGCCGTGACTCGTTTGAGTATCTTAACAAGTTTGAGAAAGTTGTATTGTGTTTTGATAATGACAAGCCGGGTAGGGAAGCATCTTTACAGGTAGCAGAATTGTTTGAGCCAAATAAATGTTTAATCATGAACATGGAACTCAAGGATGCTAATGAATATCTCAAGACAAACCAACGTGAGAAGTTCAACACAACTTGGTGGAACTCTAAGACTTTTACACCAGCAGGGATTGTAAATCTAGCAGACTTAGGTGATAAACTATATGATGAGAAATATTGTGAGACAGTTCTGTATCCTTGGCATGGTCTTAATGATAAGACTTATGGCATTAGGACAGGTGAGCTTGTCTGTTTTACAAGTGGTGCTGGCATGGGTAAGTCTAGTATTATACGTGAACTCATGCACCATATTATGAATAATACTAATGATAACATAGGTGTTCTAGCAATGGAAGAGAACATTCGTAATACCGCATTTAATATTATGTCTGTTGAAGCTAATGAAAGATTATATATTAAAGAAATTAGAGAGAGATTTACCAAGGAACAGCTTACCGAATGGCAAAATAAAACTATTGGTACAGGTAGGTTCTTTGCTTTCGATCACTTTGGTTCTATCTCCAACGATGAGATACTTGCCAGAGTTAGGTACATGGCAAAAGCTCTAGACTGTAAATGGATTGTCTTGGATCATCTGTCTATCTTGGTATCAGGTCAGGAAGATATAGGTGATGAGCGTAAATCTATAGACATTCTTATGACCAAGCTACGTTCCATCGTAGAGGAGACTAACATAGGTCTATTACTTGTCAGCCACCTACGTAGGCCAGCAGGTGACAGAGGTCATGAGGATGGACGAGAGGTGTCCCTGTCGCATCTTAGAGGGTCAGCTAGTATAGCACATCTCTCTGATAGTGTGGTAGCTTTGGAACGTAACCAACAAGCTGAAGACCCTACTGAAGCTAACACAACTACCCTTCGCATATTAAAGAATAGATATACAGGTGATACTGGTATAGCTTGTCGCTTGCATTATGATAAAGAAAGTGGTAGAATGACTGAAATTAATAACCCATTCATGGAGAATGAAAACGATGGTGACAGCAGTAGTTGATATTGAAACTGATAGTCTTGATGCTAACACCATACATTGTATTGTTGCTAAAGATTATACAAGTAACAAAGAAAAGGTATGGATTGGTGATGACTGTAAAAACTTTGGGTCTTGGTCAGATAAAGTAGATCAATTTATAATGCATAATGGTGTCAGCTTTGATGCCCCCATACTTAATCGACTTACAGGATCTAATATAAAATTATCCCAAGTAAGGGATACATTAATTGAATCCCAACTGTATAACCCTATAAGAGATGGGGGTCACTCCCTCTCCTCTTGGGGGGAACGGCTTGGCTTTTTAAAAGGAGAGTGTAATGATTTCAATACGTTCACTGAAGACATGCTTCAGTATTGTATGCGTGATACGGAACTTACTAGGAAGCTTGCTTATGAGTTGTCAGAGGAAGGGAAAATGTTTTCCTCTCAATCTTATGAACTCGAAAGAAAAGTAAGGGCAATCGTAGATCAGCAAGAAAAGAATGGGTTTGCTTTTAACTTACGTGAAGCTATGTCCCTTCTTGCTAGTCTAGAAGAAGAACAACATCGACTTGAAGATCAGGCACAAGATATGTTCCAACCAAGGGAAGTACAACTGAAGACTAAAGTAAAGTATATTCCATTTAATATAGCTAGTCGTAAGCAGATAGCTGAGAGACTAATGGAACGTGGGTGGAAGCCTACTAAGAAAACAGATAAAGGTAATATTATTGTGTCAGAAGAAATTCTAGACACACTTAACATGCCAGAAGCCAAGATGTTTAGTCGGTACTTTCTTTTACAGAAACGGACAGGTCTTATTAAAGCATGGATAGAGGCTTGTCAAGATGACAACAGAGTACGTGGCAGAGTAATGACATTGCGTACCATTACTGGACGCATGGCTCACAACTCACCTAACATGGCTCAAGTACCAGCAGTTTACTCTCCATTTGGTAAAGAGTGTCGATCACTCTGGACGGTAGGTAATCCAGAGACTCATGTCTTGATGGGTACTGATGCGTCTGGACTAGAGCTAAGATGTCTTGCTCACTACATGGATTGGCCTGAGTATACTAATGAAGTTGTTAATGGTGATATACATACAGCCAACATGAAAGCTGCTAAATTACAGACCAGAGATCAAGCTAAGACTTTTATCTATGCTTTTCTTTATGGTGCTGGCCCTGCTAAGATAGGTAAGGTGGTTGGTGGTAGTGCTGGTACAGGTCAAAGACTTATAACTAATTTCTTATCTAATATGCCTAAACTAAAACAGTTAAGAGAAAATGTAGTTGAACGTGCTGAGTCTAAGACTATACGTGCTTTAGACGGTAGGCTTCTACATATCAGACATGAACATGCTGCATTAAATACTTTACTTCAGGGTGCAGGTGCTATCATATGTAAGCAATGGCTTGTTGATATTAGTAGTCGTGTCCAGAAAGAAGGACTAGATGCAAAGTTAGTTGCATCCATCCATGATGAATATCAATTTGAAGTATGCAAGAAAGATGTTAAAAGATTCGGACAGATTACCAAGGATGCTATCAAAGAAACAGAGAAGACCCTTAATGTTAAGTGTCCTCTTGATTGTGAATTTAAAATAGGAACAACATGGAGTGAGACACACTAATGAAATATCAACAAGAACTATTTAATAATATAGTATCTATTGATAAATCTAAAGATACAAAAATTTGTATTAAATGTAATCAGGAAAAACCTGTTGAAAGCTTTGCACATTTTAAAGATAGAGGGGGTGAAAGAGTTTGTACAAAATGTAGAAACTTTCTTAGTAAAGCTGCTCATGATCTTAGAAAAATACATGCACATCCTGGCAAAGACTATAAATGTCCTATCTGTTTAAAGTTAGAGCCACTTGTTCTAGATCATAATCATAACACAGGAAAATTTAAAGGGTGGTTATGCTCAAGATGTAATTCAGCTTTAGGATTCTTTGAAGATAATATTAATTATGTACGAAGAGCATTAAAATATTTAGAAGATTGTGAACAAAAGGAAATTAATGATGGCACATAACAATCGAACATTTGATAAACAGTCTTACAATCAGAATGATGGTAGAGCTAAGAAAGCTATGGTAGATTACTTAAAGTCTTTAAGCTTTAAAGATATAGAAGCTAAAGAAGATTTTTACTTTGATGTCTCAGCTAAGAAAGATAAGAATTATTTCTTTGAGGTTGAGATAAAAAATCAGTGGGGTAAAACTTGGAACCCTACTTGGAAAGAAGTTCGCATTCCAGAAAGGAAGAGCAGACTTATGAAACGAAAGGAGAAAGATTACCCAGAACATGATTTATATTTTGTAGTATTTAATACTGACTGTACTCAAGCTTGGTTTATTAAAGATAGTAATATTGATGATTCAAGTATAGGTACAATACAAAATTCCAGGCAACCTAAAGACTCACCACACTTGAAAGAACCTTTCTTTCATATACCTGTAGAAAAAGCTAAATTAATTCAGATTAGCTCTTGACCTATAGAATTATGTGTGGTATAATTATGTTGTTAAATTAATTGAAACTCATGTCACAAGAGCGTGACGATAGACAAAGGAAAATAGAAATGAATGATCCAATATATATTACAGGTAAGTGTCACTATGCTTCAATCGTTGAGCCTAACACTAAGTTCGAGCCAGTGTGGTCAATTCAAATTGAAGTAGATGATAACAATCGTTCAGTAATAGAAAGTGCTGGACTTCCTATCGCCAATAAAGGAGATGATCGTGGAGACTTTGTTACCATCAAGCGTAAAGTAGCACGTAAAGATGGTACATCAAGGCAAGGACCAATCGTTAAAGATTCCCAGAATAACAACTGGGATGGTAAGTTAATTGCTAATGGTAGTACAGTTAATGTTAAGGCTGTACCATTTGAGTGGAAGTATGCAGGTAAGTCAGGAGTATCGGCTGACCTTGCAGCAGTTCAGGTAGTAGACTTCATAGAGTATACATCTGGTGCTGGAAATGATTTTGATGTTGTTGAAGGTGGTTATGTAACTGAGAGTTCTCAACAAGAAGTTCCTTTCGCCTCTTAATATAAACTAAGGGAGACTTGGGGTGAAGTTTTAGTCATAGGCTTCACCCCATTTTTTTTGTGATGAAAAAT